TTCTAAAAGCCCAAAGATTTCCACTTATACCAAGTAGTCCAGGGTTTAAAGACTTTTATTCTGGTATTGTGTATTTTGTTTCAGTTAAAAACTGTTGACAAAATGTATGATATATACTAAAATTCAACAGTAAAATATAAAATCATGTCAGAAAAATTACCACTGGATAAACTTTATATCTCAGATGATAAACTGAGAAGTTTGTGGAAGTATGCGGTAAATCTATCCCTTGGACCAGATAATGAGTTTCCCGCATATAAACTCTATTACATTCTTTTAAAAAAAGAAATTGCTGAAAAACATTTAAGATCAAAAATTACAAAGGAGGAATCTTCAAATGGCAAAGAGAACTTACACGATAGAGAAGAAGGATCCAACACATAATCAGGTATGGGAATGGGATGAAACTCCAGAACTTATTCGACTCATTGAAAAACTACACACAACAGACTACACATCCAGCACTGGATCCGACGACTCCGTGGCATGATTGGATATGTTACTGTGAAATCTGTGAGAGTCTAGGTCCTATTCCAGGACAACCTTCTCTCCGCAGATTTATGGCTTATAGAAATTACTTGAAGTCAGTGAATGTACTATGAAACAAGATCCTTATTGGTTTTTTAGAAAGTGGGGGATTCAGGAACAATCTCCCATTGAAATCTTAGAGAAAAAAATTCAAGAACTTGAAGATCGTGTAAGTGTTCTTGAGGAAGAAAATGTGGGTCAATCTAATGCACTATATGAGTGTTGGAATTCTCTTGATGCTCGTATAGATATTCTAGCGGAGAATAAGACCGATGTATGAAGATTTGGATTGTTTCGAAACTGCTCTAAAACACTTTGGTACAAGAGTTGATGTAATCATTGCCATGGAAATGGCAGATAAGATTGACAGTGAAACAGCATACCAGAAGATCAAAATGGAACTCAAAGAACTGAAGAGAGTTCGTAAAACTTGGAAAGAAAACAGGGAGTGTGGTGATGAGTGTTAAAAAATAATGAATAAGTTTATATGGGAAAAACAGAATGCACTTGATAGTGAATTTTGTAGAAATACCATTTATAGATTTGAAAGAGATATTAGAAAGGCTAAAGGAAGAACTATCGGTGGACATGATGACAATGTAAAAAAGTCACATGATATTGCAATAAGTAGACTTCCTGGATGGGAAAAAGAAGATAGAGTTTTTTACGAATCTCTTAACAAGGGATTATCCGAATACAAACAATATCTGTTAGAAAATGTATATCTAGATATTGAATGGGACATGCATGATACCGGATATCAAATTCAAAGAACTATTGGTGGAGATGGATTCTATTCTTGGCATCATGACTATACAGAAGATGAAAATGGGAAAAGAAAAATAACTTTCATTTGGTATCTTAATACTGTAAACGGACCTGGAGGAGAAACTGAATTTATAGATGGAACTAAAATAAAACCAGAAGAAGGTAAACTAATATTTTTTCCTTCTACTTGGGACTTTATGCATCAAGGAATAATGCCTCCAAAAGGAGTAGTTAAATACCTCTGTACTGGTTGGTTGTATTCTGCATAAATAAAAAAAAGAATCTAAGTTATAATGGCGGTATTAACGGCTTCTGGTATTAATTTTAGTGATGGAACTTCTGCTTCTGGTAGAGTAAGTTTCAGTTTTCCATCAGGAACTGTTTCTGTTTTTTATAAATCTACAGCTCCAACTGGATGGACCGCAGTGTCGGGACAAAACAATAAAATGTTAAGGATTGTCAGTCAATCCAGTGGTTCTGGTGGTTCCGCAGGAGGCACTAATGCATTTACAACAGCACTTGCGAGTAGACCTGTAAGTGTTAATGTTCCTGTGAGTATTACTTGGTCTGTAGGTAATGTAACTCTTTCCACAAATACAATTCCTCCACATAGTCACCCTGGAAATAATGGAGGAAATAGTTCTGCTAGTCCTGGCAGTAACGTTCAGTGTGTCAATCCAGGCACTGATACAGGCAATTATGGAAATGGTGGTTCTCACAATCACCCAGTATCATATACTGCAAACGGTCCATTCAGTACTTCTCTTGACATGAGAGTTCAGTATTGTGATGTTATTTTATGTTCATTTAGTGGATAATAAATATAAACACGAGAGGATCTTAAGATGGCTACACTAACTAGTAGTGGTATTCAATTTAGTGCTGGAAATGTACTGAATAGTAAGTATGGTATCATACCACAATCCAATTCCCCCATGCTCTTCATTCAGTCATCTGCTCCTAGTGGTTGGTCAAGAGTATCTCAAGACAACAAAGCTTTGAGAGTTGTCAATGCGAGTACAACTGGTGGTTCTGCAGGGGGAACTAATGCTTTTAGTAATACTTTTACTACAAGAACTTTTAGTGCTAACGTTCCCGTAAGTATTTCTCCCCTTTCTATGGGTGCAAATACCATTGATGTTAATACAATGCCTCCACACAGTCATTCATTAAATGCAGGCACTGCCTCTGACAGAAATGGTCCAAACCCTTGGCAAGGAACATCAAATGGTACTGGAAGAGGAAGCACTACTACTGGAAATGCTGGTAACGGAGGAAGTCACATCCATCCAGCAAGTTACAGTAGTGCAAATGGACCAGGATCAGTTCCAATAAACATGGCAATTCAATATGTAGATTGCAATATATGTTCCTTCAACTAAATATAGAAAAGTACTAAGACTATGGCTGCAGTATTAACTTCGACTGGTTTACAATTTAGTGACAGTACGACAATCAATTCTAAGTACGGAATTTTTCCTCAAAACAGTGCTGCTGTTTTTTATCAGGCTTCCGCTCCTACTGGGTGGACTACTGAACCAACAGTTCATAACAATAAAGCACTTAGAGTAGTTAGTGGAACTGCTGCTAATTCTGGTGGTTCGAATAGTTTCACAGCATGTATGGCTTCGAGTAGACCATTCTCTGCTAACGTACCAGTTTCAGTTAGTGGAACTGGAGGAGGAAATACTACTCTAAGTATAAATCAGATTCCATCTCATAATCACCCAGCTTTTACTGGAGCAAATGTTTCCGCTGCTGGTGGTGGTCCTGCAAGAGTTCAAAATAGTGGTGACACTGGTGCTCAGGGAAATAATGGAGCTCATGCTCACCCTCTTTCTGTTAATGCTGCAAATGGTCCAATAAGTTCTAGTTTTGATTTTGCAGTTCAGTATATAAATGTTATCTATTGCAAATTTTCATAATTTGTGTTATTCTTTTAGTATCTATTTTTTGATTTATGGCTAAGATTAAACCAGGAAATTTTTGTCCTCTTATTAAGAAAGACTGTGTGGGACTGAAATGTGCTTGGTACATGCAAGTAAGAGGCATGAATCCAAACACAGGTGAAGATATAGATGAATGGGGTTGTGCTGTTACATGGATGCCCATCATGACAATTGAGAATTCTCAACAACAGAGACATACTAGTTCTGCTGTAGAATCTTTCAGAAATGAAGTTGTAAAAGCTAACGAGGAGAATAAAGACCTATATATTCAAGGACTTATGCAACAAGGTGTTTTGCCTGTCAACGTTACACCATTAACATCTCAAAATTCTTTACAGGGAGGAGTAGAACCCGATGAGACTAACAATAATTAAAGACGATAATATGATTATCAAAGACGCTTTAGGTTACCATGCTGACCTTAGTGTTTTTGAAGATCTAAGTTGGGTCGAAGGTTATGATTTAAAAACCTGGGGAAGATTCCAAGCTTTCCAATGGTACGGAGATCCAGATGAAGATGGCGAATATGGTCTAGATGGAAGAGATGAACCATATGGTGAGATTGAATTTAAAAAACCAGTTCAGAATGTAATCGTAGATGAACTAGGTGTTTATGCTCAGGCAATTTCTCTCTGGGAAAATGCAAAAGTCGCTGAAGAAGAGAGAATTGCTGCAGAAGAAGCGGAACTCCTGAGATTGCAACAAGAAGAAGAGGCTAGAATTAGAGAAGCTTATGAAGCTCTAGAACGTGAAACTTCTGCTGCTCTTCAAGAAATCCAAGATCAAATGGAAGAGGTCGAGCAAAGTTATCAAAATGTTGAACAAGAGATGGAACAAGCCATGTCGAGTGAAGAGGAGGAAACATCTGCTATGCAACTAGAAGAAGAACTGGAAAGATTGCTTGCTGATCTTTGATTTGTAAATTATCGTATATTGTTTAATCATGATTGAAAAGTTAATTGAAAATAATTATTTGGTTATTCCCAATTTTATCTCTCAAGAACGAGCAAGACATCTTGCAAATGACTTCAGACAACATGCTGAAGAAAATAAATTTCCTGGGGATAACCAAGCTCCCAATTCACATGCAATCTATAATCACCTTTCTTTTCTAGAATTATTGTGTGAAAAAACTCCAGAAGTTTCTAAATTGATCGAGGAAACGGTTCTTCCAACATACTCTTATGCAAGAGTATATAAAGAAGGTTCTACACTGGAGAAACATATAGACAGGGCTGCATGTGAAATTTCTGTGACTCTTCATTTGGATGGGGATCACCCATGGCCAATTTGGATTGAGACTCCATATCATGAAAAGAAATTTGTGAGTCTAAATCCTGGTGATGCAATGTTGTATCTAGGTACTATTGCGCCTCATTGGAGAGATGAATATAAAGGTGAATACTACTCGCAAGTATTCTTACATTATGTAAGGAGTAGGGGAGATTGTGCATTTGCCTACTTCGATAATAGAGAAGAGACTAGTAAGATTGGAACTCCCGATAAAGAAGACAATCAAGTTGCAAAAGTCATTAAACAAGAAATTGTAGAATCAAAACCAATATTACAAGAAATTCCGAAAACAGACGGTTGCAAGTCTACAAGACAACTACAAGATTTCGTAAAGGTATATGATAACATTATTGATGTTGATCTTTGCAATAGAATTTTAGAGGAATATAAAAACTGTCACCATTGGAATCAGACTCTGGTTGGTGAGGGTATAGTTGATACTAACTCAAGAAACTGTAGTTCTGTTCTCCTTTCCAGTCCAGAAATTATTGATCAAAATTTTGAAATAAGAAAGTTCATTGACGTTGAGATACACCAACAGTTACTAGAAGTTGTTAAAAAATATTCCGAGGAGTTTCCAGAGTTTGCTCCATCTATTGACACTGGATATGATCTTCTTCGATATGAAACAGGTCAATACTATACTCAGCATACAGATTCATTCCTTCAACAACAAAGAAGTATTTCCTGTTCAGTTTGTGTGAATGATGATTATGAGGGTGGAGAATTTGCTTTCTTTGATAGAGAGATGGTTATTAAAGCTGGTGTAGGTTCTGTAATTGTGTTTCCATCTAATTTTATGTTCCCGCACGAAATAATGCCAGTTACAAAAGGTACTAGGTACTCTATAATTACTTGGTATGTATGATAAGTTAAGGGGGATTCCAAAAGTATACTATCGCAATCTTGATTCTAGACAAGACAGACGAGAGTATATGGAATCCCAATTAGATTATTGGGGGATAGAATACCAAAGAGTTTCCAGCTCAAAATATACTCCAAAAAATTATGATGAATGGAAAAATCTGGTAATTTTTAATTCGGACTGGAACTATCTAAGAGACTATTTTCCACATGACTTTGGTGAGATAAGATACCAAAGAGATCTTGTGGAAATATGTATAATGATGACGCAATTGGATAGTATAAAAACTTGGTTAGAAACTAGTGATGATGAAACTATGATCCTCATGGAGGATGATCATGATCTTAGCATGTTGGAGTATATGCATTTTGATTGGGAATACCTGATGAATAATATACCCTATGATTGGGATGTTATTCAATTCGAAGTTTCGAATGGAATAGGTATACCTTGTTTTCTACACCCAACTATTGATAGAAGTTGGACAGGACCAATGATGATCAATAGACAATATGCTAGTAAATTAATAAAACTACACTACATTGAGGGTAAATTTAATTTTAATCAGAAGTTGGGGTCTTATAAATGGACTAGGATGGCTGATAATCCGAGTTTAGTTCCAGATTATATTATTTCTAAGAATGGCAAAGGATATTCTATTCCTCTAATATATTTGAATCCAGATTTTAATTCTTTTGATATGGACATTGAACGAAAAGATTTACGTGAATTTTATCAACACATAAAAGAAATATATCACAATTGGTGGAAAAATCTTAGAGATAATTATACGCTTGAAGAATTTTTTACATATGGAAAACCAAATGACTTGGTATTAGAAGTAGATAAAAAGTTTCGTAAAGTTGCATAATGGATAAACTAAAAGGTATTCCAAAAATTTACTATTTTAATTTAGATGAGAGACCTGATAGAAAGGAATATACTGAAAATCAATATTCAAAGTATGGAATTACAAACTATGAAAGATATTCCATGTCGAAATATCAACATCACAATTTTGATGAATGGAAAGATAAATTAATTTTAAATGATATATCTCTTTCTGACAGACCAAAATTGCATATAATTGAATGTTCTATGACTCTTTCTTATCTAGAATTCCTCAAAAACTGGTTAGAAGATACAGATGAAGATCAAATTTTAATAATGGAAGATGATTATGATCTGAGTTATATTGATTATTGGCACTTTGACTGGGAATATCTCATGGATCATATTCCCTTCGACTGGGATTGTGTGCAACTTTCATTTGAAAATAATGATAAGATCCCTTGTTTTTTACATCCCATTCTCCCAGGACATTCTCTGGGATCAAGTATTCTTAATAGAAATTATGTAGAAAAAATAATAAGAGTTGTTATGAATGGTGGTAAATTTGATCTTACTAAGAGAGTTGGAAATTTTACCAAAACTCAAAAGGGAACTCATAGACTATTGGATAAAAATAAATGGAGACATCCTAATATATCAATGGACTATATTATGTCACATGTTGGCAAAACATATTGTTTGCCATTGTTTACTCAAAGCACGACCATAGGAAGTTATCCACATGATGTTGTAAGAGTTGATGATTTTCCATCACTACACTTCACGGATAGGGCAGTTAGACTTTGGTGGACAAAGTTAAGAGACAAATTTACTCTAGAAGATTTTTTCATGTATGGAAAACCAAATGATTTTATCTTAACTCCTAAAATTGTAGAATCTTTGGAAACTAAATTTGATAACATTGAATTCAGTAAAAATTCTATTGAGAAGAATAAAAAAATTTACAAACGACTTAGATACAATCCATAAATAATTTCAAGTAATAGGATGAATTCATGAGTGAATTGCATGAAAAATTAAAAGGATTTCCCCAAGTCAGGTATCTAAATTTAGATAACCGAACAGACAGAAGAGAATGGATGGAAAATCACTTTAAAAAATATGGTGTTACTGATTATGTCAGAATTTCTGCTGATAGATACGGACCACACAATTATGATGAGTGGAAAAGTAAACTAGCCGTTGCGGGTTTAAATTCTTACGTTAGGAAAGATAATATTTGTTATGTTTCAATCTTGGTTAATCAATTTCAAAGTATAATAGATTGGTATAACGATAATACATCTGAAACTTGCATCATCGCTGAAGATGATTTAAATATGGATGTCCTAAAGTTGTGGCCATTTACTTGGGAATACTTTGTTGATAATTTGCCTTGCAATTGGGATTGTATTCAAATGCAGGTCATAGGTGGACAATGGATGCCTATGGGTCTCTCAAAAAGAAGTAGAAATAATCATGGTGCAACAGCATATCTGATCAATAGAAGATATGCAGAAAAATTGATTAATATGCATTATATTGATGGTAAATTTACCTTTTATGATAATTATGGATATGGTGGAAAATGGCCAGAGTATCACTGTCAGTCTCCTGATTTTGTTCCTTTTGAGATAGGTGTTACATACACCTTTCCAATTTTCATAACCAATTCAACCTTTGGTAGTGATTGTTATGAAGGAAAGATCAACATGATGGCTAGGAAGTCTGATATTGCTTGTTTGAAGTGGTGGAAAGAAGAATCGACAACTTATGGGGTAAAAGAATTATTCACACTCAATAATTTAAAGAGAGAAGCTTTGAATATTCCATTAACTTATACTGATTTTGATACTAGAAGTGTTTATGGACATTCCCACTCGGGTGAATAACTTAAGATATAAATTTAAAGATATTCCCCACATATTCTATCTAAATTTAGATAAGAGGTTGGAAAGAAAAAAATATATTGAAGATCAATTTCAGTTACTAGGAGTAAATAACTTCACAAGAGTTTCTGCTGATAGGTATGGACCACATAATTATAGGGAGTGGAAAAGTAAAATTTCTTGTAAAATAACCAATGAAGTACCTCGATTATCGACATTATTAAATCAACTTCAAGTTATAATTGATTGGTATGATTCTAATAGTTCTGAATATTGTATAATATCTGAGGATGATGTAAACTATACTATCTCAAACTATTGGCCTTTTACTTGGGAACAATTTTTTTATAAACTACCTTGTAATTGGGATTGTGTACAACTCCATGTTATAGGTGAATACTTTGTCCCCATGGGATTGACTAATAGATTCAGAAATAATCACTCTGCAGCATGTTATTTGATCAATAGAAGATATGCAAAAAAATTAAAGGAAATGCATTATGTAGACTGTAAATTTATTTTTCACCAGAACTATGGATATGAATCTGATTGGCCAGAATATCATTATCAGTCTGCAGATTTTGTTCCTTTCGAGGTAGGAGTTACCTATACGTTTCCACTATTCATAACTAAGTCATCTTTTGAAAGTGATAGTTATATAAACTCTACTAATTTTATGGCAAGGGAGTCTGATATTGTCACCTTAAATTGGTGGAAAAATCTTAGAACAAATAACCTTTCTCTTGAAGATATTTTTTCGAGGGATTCTGAAAAGAGAAAAGAAATGAATCTACCAGTAAAATATCATGACCTTAAATAAAAAATTAGAAGGAATTCCACATATTTTCTATATCAACCTAGAAGATCGCAAGGATCGCAGGGATTTTATGGAATCTCAATTCAAAGATTGGGGAATAGAAAAATACACACGAGTGAATGCTTCGGAATTTTCTAAGAATGATCCTAAAACTTTTTTTAATCATATACATCATCCAAATGTAATCCCAGGTCCTAGATGGAGATCTGTATGTGTATCTCTTTCTCACATGGAAACCATACGAAAATGGTTGGAAGAAACGACGGAAGAATATATGATCATCATGGAGGATGACACTGATATAAGTATAGCAAAATATTGGCATTTCGATTGGAAGTATTTTATGGAAAATCTTCCATATGATTGGGATGCAGTGCAATTGATGTATAATTCTGACATTAGGATATATTGTTTCTTGCATCCTAAGAAATTGATTACATGGAATGGTCCATTACTTATTAGAAGATCTTATGCAGAAAAATTAGTATCTCTATACTATATTAATGGCAAATATAATTTTGTTAAAAAAACAAATAGAGTAGTAAAATCAAATTGTATAGAAGTTGGTAGAGTTTATGGTCCATCTACAGATACTTGCAACACTGACGGATCTGGTAGTAGAATAACAGTATTAGATGTCGATGAATTTCTTGGTCACAACGGTAAAGTATATCAAATTCCAATATTTACTCAAGATCCTACCTTAGAAGAACCGCCAAAACTACACCATATGTTTTCTAATAAAATTCATTTATATTGGTGGACCGTAATGAAAGATAGATTTTCTTTGGAAGATTTTTTCACATATGGAAAACCAAATGACTCTAAAATGATATTGAATTTGGACATGCCATGGCATCAGGGAACTCAGATACTGGATGGCAATGAAATTAATACTGTTGTAAGGAGAATTTTGGATAAATGATCATGTTTGAAAATATACCACGTATCTACTACATAAATTCTAAAGAAAGATATGATCTTAGGGAATATACTGAATCAAATCTGTTAAGTATTGGAATCAACAATTTTACAAGGGTTGAAAAACTTGAAAGATATGAAAATTTACTCTATAATTCTGAAAAGATAACTCCAGAGAATAACTCAGAACTTTCAATATCGGTATCATATCTTGATACAATAAAAAAATGGTTAGAGGAAACAAATGAAAAAAACATGATAATAATGTCAGATCATGTTGATTTTAGTTATGTAAAGTATTTTCACAAGGATTGGGACTGGGACTTTTTTATGCAAAATATCCCGCATGATTGGGATTCTATATTATTGGGATTTGAGGATAGGTTAACTGTATTGCCTTGTTTTCTGCATCCAATGAGAGATTCGCATGGAACAGGAATGACTCTTTTGAATAGAAGATATGCAAAAAAGTTGTTAAAATTCCACACTACTAATAACAAATATAACTTGTTTCAAAGAGTATCAAATAAGTTTTGGAGAACTGATGACGGTCTTATTCCATTGCACTACTTTCTTAATCAATGTGGGAAAAGTTATGCTATACCATTATTTCCAAGAAATCCAGATTTAACAGAGGACAAGTATTTTTCTGATGAGACCATCAAAAATAATGGAAAGTTATATTCTCTTTGGTGGAAAGAGTATGGTGAAATGATAAGTACAGAACAGTTTCACCTCTTTCACTCATCTAAAGATCTATACCTAAGTTCTAAGCATTTGGAAAAAAAATTATCAGTTCGTGAAATAAGTATCAACCGAGAATTTTTGAAAAATAGTGGTATGTAAAATGATAGAAGAATTTGAATTACAGATTGCCCAGTTTTTCGGAGCTCCATATGCAGTTGCAACTGACTGTTGCACTCATGCTATTGAACTGTGTTTGAGGTATACCGGATATAACAAGATTACGGTTCCTACTAGAACTTATATTTCCGTTCCCATGACGTGTATTAAGTTGGGATTGGATTGGAGTTGGAAAGAAGAGGAGTGGTCAGACTATTATCATCTCGGTAATAGTAATATTATTGATGCTGCGGTTCTCTGGGGTGAAAATACATACCTTACAAACACCTTCATGTGTTTGAGTTTTCAATTTCGTAAACACCTAAACCTTGGTCGTGGTGGAATGATTCTATTACAACATAAGGACGATTATAATACGTTAAAGAAAATGTCTTATGATGGTAGAGACTTTAATCGTCCATGGGCTGAACAAGATATAGATACTATCGGGTATCATTACTATATGACTCCAGAGACGGCGAAAATTGGTATTGAATTACTAGAAAGTCGAAAAAAATCTCCGGCCAAAAAATGGAGCCACAGGGATTACCCATATTTACCTAACATGTCAGTATTTAAATAAAATGGAAAAAAAATTTCACGAGTCTGGGTTGAACATCATCGAGAATCCTGATGGGTCTTTTACTTTTGAATGGAATAAGGATGACGCCAGATGGTCGTGGTTGAACGGCTTGACAGATGATCAAATCAAGTCTATCATAGAGGACACAATACAAAAGAAACTTCTTCTGGAGAGCATGTCCAATGAGTTCCAATCCTAACAGTTCCGATTTTTCCTACAGAAAGTATTCTCTCGAACAACTTGATAACTGGGTGAATGATGCTCTAAACTGTGAGGATCTTTCTCCACAAGACATCTACGACACTATTGTAAAGTGTGTAGATGATAGTGTAGAGTATCATAAGAAGTATCTCACTAAGAGTATTGATCTCCTTTCTCTTCTGAAGGGTCATCGTGAGATTGATTTTGAAGATGTGATGAAAGAAAGGAAATATTATGAGGGTTGGGACTATGATGCTGCAGGTGCAAAGTTTCCTCCCATTACTGAAGCAACTAACAAAGACTGGGTTGATTTCTGGGAAGAAACATACTATCCAGAAGAGCACAAACAGTACACTGAAGAAGAAATGGACGCAATGTGTGAACGTGCGGCAACAGAAAATGATAAAGACAAGTGTCGTGAGTATAACCTGCGTGAGGCAGAGTATTATACCAAACGTGCTGAACTAGATGCTGAAGTTTCTAGGAATGATCCTACCCGTCTAAAGTATGAGAATGGATGGGTTTATGAGTCTCCTGATGGTGGTAAGACAGTCACTAAGCGACGTGTTGGATCCCTGCAAAAAGAGATTGTCAAAGCAGATGGATACAGTACATCTGAGCGCAAACGTTGGACTCTTCCTGTTGAAGAAGTAGAAAACGGCGATACTATGGAAACCGAGTATTTCATTACATTCCCTGGCGATCTGCTAGAAGCAGCAAACCTCAAAGAAGGTGACACTATAGAGTGGGTTGATCGTGGTGATGGTTCTTATGAACTGCGTAAGGTTACCAAACCTCTTCAAATGGATGAGTGTTGATGTATACTCTTAAACT